CGTATTATATCTATAAGATATATGAACCAAAAGAAAGAGAAATCTTTAGGTTGCCATATTATCCAGATAGAATAGTACACCACGCAATAATGAATATATTAGAACCTATATGGGTTTCAACCTTCGTGAAAGGTACATATAGTTGCATTAAGAAACGTGGTATTCATAAAGCTATGAGAGATGTAAAAGAATCATTAAAGGACATACAAGGAACTCAGTATTGTCTAAAGTTAGATATCAGAAAGTTCTATCCTTCAATTGATAATGATATACTCAAACAAGTAATAAGAAGAAAGATAAAGGACGTTAAGTTATTAAATCTATTAGATAGTATAATAGACTCTGCTGAAGGAGTACCTATTGGAAATTACTTATCACAATTCTTTGCAAACTTATATTTAACTTATCTAGATCACTATATTAAGGAAGTTCAGAAAGTTAAACACTATTTCAGATATGCAGATGATATTGTAATATTACATAGTGATAAGAAATATCTTAGATATCTATATGAAGATATTAAGGATTATTTAGAGAATAAACTTAATTTACATTTCAAAGATAACTGGCAGATATTTAAAGTAGATTCTAGAGGAATAGATCTTGTAGGATACAGATTGTTTCATACACATATACTTCTTAGAAAGAGAATCAAACAAAACTTCTGCAGAAAGATAACAAAACTAAATAAAAAAGATATTGATAAGGATGATTATAAACAAAAAATATGTAGTTATATAGGTTGGATTAAACATTGTAATGGAAGGAATTTGTTCAGTAAAATGTTGAAATATAAAGAGCTATTAGAATACGTTAACATCCATAGACCAAGTAAAACATAACATACTTATATACGTTTTATAGTTATATCTCAAAACGATTATCAGCCCTAGCAGATCAAGTTCAGCCGGGGTTTTTACTTTTAAACTATTATCAAATGTTTTTAGAATTCTTGCCACAAATACTTACAGGAATAGCTTCAATTTTAGCTTTATGGTTCACTTATAATCAGTACACAAAGAATAAGATAACTGACTATAAGATTGAAAGATGGAAAAAGCAAGAGCATGTTAACAATGTTAAAAATGCTGGAAATATAACTACAATTTATGGAGAACTATGGGAACTCCTATACTTCTTAAAAGCTGACAGGGTATATCTTATCCAACCACATCCTCTATATAGAGAGATGTACATATCTGCTACATTAGAAGTAAAACAATATGGAGTATCTTCAGTAAGAGATAGTTTGTCTGATATCAAGATTGAAACAATCTCTAAGTTCGTATCTGATTTGGCAAATACTGAATATACATTTATAAACGATATAGATTCATCAGACTTTCTGGATAACAAGATTAAGTCAATCATGACAGGTAATGGTTGTCACTCCGTTGCTATCAGAAGATTAAGTGATGAAAAGAATAATTGGATCGGATCTATAGTAATAGGTTACATACATACTTTTGATAATAATGTAGATCCACAACTTATCGAAAAAATGTCTAGGTCAAGTGCACTTTCGATCTAGTACATATTACCAGAATTCAAAACAGAATAACATGTTATTAAAAAGCTTTTTCAACAAATTGGCAGTCACTATCATAATTGGTTTGACTGCCTTTTGTTTTTTTTAGAGATAGAAAATAAAGACACTAGATAAAAGTCTAGGTCAAGTAACAAACAATTACAAGTATTATCAGGAATTAAATAGCAAACTAAAAGAAGATAATAGAACTTTACAACTTACTATAGGTGATTTGAATAATAGTAAAGATAGTTTAATTACTGAAGTAAAGAAGGTTTAGAAAGAACTTAAAATCAAAGATAAGAATCTCTAGTAGGTACAAGTAATCAATACAGAAATGAAAGACTCAGCATCAGTTGAAATAAAAACTAAGAATGTTGACTTTAGTGAAAAACTAAAGCTAAATGAATTAACTACTATCACAGTAAATAGAAAAGACTCAATCTTAACAGCCATACTAGATTTAAGAAATTCCTAGATACTATTTGTAGAAGAAAAAAAAGAATATCGTAATTAGTATAAAAATGGCTTCTAGAGATTCTTGCACTTTGATTGGAAGAAAGATCGTGTCAGAAAGTATCAAATACATAATAGCAACAAACTTATAAAGGTAACTGATACTAGAATCGTAGAAGTTACTAAATAAAAATAAATCAATCTATTAATATATTAATCAATAATAATATGCATAGAATAATCCGTATAAAAGCTTATGAAGCTGAACACGGTCCTCACTTCAATGATGAGCATGCTCGCAAAGCTGTAAGCAAGATGGAGAATGAAGACGGAACAAGAGGTCAGCATTGGTCACTTGAGGAAACTACAGCATTAGCTAATCAGTATGGTATTCGTTTAGTAGAGTAAGAACTATAGATAACTTTGGTATACCTTCATTGAGAACAATATATGTTACCACTGATACTACCAATAATACTGTTACTTATGGTATCTGTCCTAGAATCTGGAGACAACTTCCTTGTGAGGGAATGTTTTTACTTAATATAGTAAATACTCCTGCTACAACAGTAACTGCAGCTTCTTTAGTAAGTATAGATACTACTAGAACAGCTAATCAAGTAAGTCCTACAACTACTACTTCTACAGGAGCTAGAGCTCTTATAAATGGCTCAGGTGATCAAATGGTTACAGAAGAAATATCAACAGGTAATAGATATCTTATTTACTATAATAAATCAAATGGTACTTTCTAGACTGTAAATCATATTATACCACCTACTGCTGCTGCGTAATTTTTTAATCAAAAAGGGCTCTTATTAGAGCCCTTTAACAAATACTTATTATGATAACATTTGCACAATTAAATATAGGAGATCCTATACATGTATTAGAAATAACTGGAACGTTTAAGAAAAGTACTACTTATTATAAAGGTACTGTAATGAATGTATCCAAGGTTTATGATGAACTCCTTCCTCCTCAATAGTTTCCTCTACCGAATTAGAATAGAAAGAAACTAGTTGATATAACAATAGGGTGTGACGGTGAATAGAAGAAATTATCTGTAGAAGAGAATAAATCTATTGTAACGGATGGAGCTGTAGGCTTAACTATAGCAACAGATAAACAACAGATAATAACAATGGTAAAGAATAATTATAATGAATACAAAGCAAAGAAGGAGGCTTTAGCTAAGTATGAAGAAGAAATGAATAAGTGCGACGCAATACTCAAGTAGTTGGATTATTAGGAGGAAAACTTGAAACAAGAAGATCCTAGAATAAAAGAGTTACAAGAACAAGTTGCAGAATTAAAAGGATTAATAAAGCAAGCAGGTAATATGGTTCCACCTTAGATGAAATAGATGTTACCATAGAATATGCAAAAAGCAATGAATGAGGCTAGTTAATACTAGCCTTTTTTCATTTATAGCCCCAAGAACAAACGCTATTAGTTCATATGGTCTATTGTATTACTTACTACGTAAAGTGGCTAGAAACGCCTTAAAATACGTTATTATTATATTTAATAAATAATGCATTATGAAATTAAACACATTGAATACTATTATTGATGATATTCTACTTGAATTGCGCAACAGTTCTATTGCCGAATCAGAACATATAAGTAGAATACAAATCGAGCAATGGATTCACAACTACAGAGCTATGTTAATTAAATAGGACATTGATAAAGGAAGAGATATCAATCCTATGTATGTATAGACTCTGCCTTGTATTCATTTAGATCGTGTTGAGTGCACTCCCGGTCATATCGAATATGTAAGTAATATTGAATTACCAAAGCTTATAGACTTTCACTTTAGAACTGGATTAGTATCTGTAAAAGATATGTTCGGCAATTTAATCTAGTTAGGAAGTGAAACAAAAAACAAATATCAAAAGTATAGGAAATATACATGCAAAGACTACACAGCATACCTGAAAGGTAATAGAATATATGTAGATGGTGGTAACCATCAGTTAGAATACATTGAGGCAGATGTTATATTAGAGAATCCAGCTGATGCAAATGAATGCTTTGATCCAGATATGCCTTATCCAGCACCAGCTCATATAATACCAACTATTAAAGATTTAATCTTTAGTAAAGAGTTAAATATAATGCCAAAAATGCCTACTGATGAGACCAATAATTCTAGAGATGATATGTAGAACATTTATAAACAGCAGAAATGACACACAGAAAATCTTACACAATAAGTGACTTCTATTAGTTCTACTTATCTAATATCGAAAGAGATACTGTATATGATATTGATTATAAAGTGTACAGACAAATAATAGAAGACTATTTTAAATTTATAGCAGATTAGGTTATTGAACATAGTAGAGAATTTAAACTACCATGCAGATTAGGTAATCTAAGTATAGTAAAGCGCAGACCTAAGAACTTTGATAATAAGAGCCTAAGGATTGATTATCATGAAAGTGCCATACAAGGTAAAGCAGTATACTTTATCAATGAACATAGTGACTACTATAAATTTAGATATTACTGGAGCAAGAAGGATTCACTGTTAACTAATAAAACTAAATATTAGTTTGTAGCATCTAGAGCTAATAAACGTAGATTAGCTTAGATAATAAAGAATAGAGAACATGATTATATTACAATTAAATAACAGCTATGATAGACAATAAATTAGTTAGTTCAAAGGCTGTAATAGCAAAGGTCATAGCTGATCTTGATCTCAAAGAAGATGAAATCAAAATTACAGATGTGCGAGAGTGGATTGGTGAGGCTATGGAAAAGATAGGTGCTATATAGCAACTAGAACATAAAGTAGAAAATATTCCTGTAATAGGTTATTAGGCAAAGTTGCCATGTGACTTATACAGATTAAATTAGGTAGCATTCTCATTTGAGAATAGTTGTGGTTGGTTACCCATGAGAAAGGTTACCAACTCTTTTGGTGTTTATACCAAATGTGACAAATGTGATCCTAATATGATAATAGGTGATAATGCTCTTATACCTTTAGTAAAGAATCTATATAACCTTATAGATGATAGATCTGCATTAGATATCATTAACTCCGATCCTAATGTTAAAAAGACATTAAGTGCTTTAGTAAACCAATATACTATACCTAGTGTAAATGGTAGACTTATAGTAGGTAATCCTGCATCATTAAATGGATCATTGCAATACTCTACTAAACCGGGTTATATTACAGTAAATGTTCCTTGTGGTTGGGTTAAGATATCTTATCATGCCATCATTACTGATGAAGATAGTATGCCTATGATACCAGATAATCCTTCTTATTTCGAAGCCATATTTTGGTATGTAGCCATGAAGTTATCTTATCCTAAGTACCTAAAAGGACAACTAAATCAAAACATATACTATGATATGAAGAACTCATGGAACTTCTATCGTAGACAGGCTTACGCAGAAGCTATGATGCCGGGTGTAGATGAAATAGAATCTATCAAGAATGATTGGCATAAGTTATATACAGAGTTTGATGATCATGATACGTTCTTTGCTACTACTGGAGATGAACAAATAATATATAATTAGAGTAGATTATGAGTACTGATTTTTTAGAATTTAATTATAATAATATTAAGTAGCTTCCTAATTCTGCAGGAGTTTACATGATAAAAAATGTATTAAATAACAAGAGATATATAGGAAGTTCTAGATGTATAAAGAGCAGATTAACTACTCATTTATCTACGTTGAACAGAAATTGTCATCATAACAAACATTTACAAAACTCATATAATAAATATGGGCAATCTGCATTTAGAATATGTATTCTAGAGCTATGTGAAGATATAAAAGATACAATACTATTTCTAGAGCAAAAGTATTTAGATCTAAATCCTGAGTACAATAAAGCTAAAATAGCTGAAAATAATTCAGGGTGGCATCATACATAGGATACTATAGCCAGAATGATACGATCTAGAACTGGCAAACCGAGAAAAATAAATAAGTAGACTTATTCTTCTCCAAAAAAGGATATAAACCCAAATAGAATAAATAAGAATCTAACAGTTCCTGTAATTTAGTTAGACTTTGACGATAATTATATAAGAGAATATTCTAGTATGTCAGAGGCAGCAAGGGCAATAAATAGGAAAAGAGAAGGCATAAGAGATTGTTGTAGAGGTAAATAGGTTAGTGCATACGGATTTAAATGGAGGTATAAGTATGAATAAAGCACAAAACATATAGACAAACTCTTTTGTAAAAGGTATGAATATGGATATTGATATTCATGCAATACCTGAGAATCAGTATAGATATGCTGAGAACATCAGAATCATTACTGATACTGAAGGTACTAGTGGAGTATTATAGAATATTCAAAACATTCATACTGTAGATGGCGGTGACTTTATATCAGAAGATGAAGTAGTACTATATGTCGTTACTGTAGATAAGTATGCTGTCATTCTTACTGTAGATAGTAAAAATATAAATAGAGTATATAGAGTATCTGATTATAACAATTTACCATTAAAACACACCGTAGTAATAAAAGGTAAACTGCAATATAGTAAAACTAATAGGGTTAAAATAGTAGCTAACTATGAGGCTGAGAATAACATTAAGATATACATAACAGATGGTAATACTCCTATTAGAGTATTAAATATCATGGATAATAAATATGTATATGAACCAGGTGTTACAAATGATCTGTTAGATAGTGAAGGCAATATTAAGGATCTTAGTATCCTTGACTTAACCCCTAGCTCTTTACTTAGCCCTCCTAAAATAGTAGATTTAGGTTCTGGTAATCTATAGTCTGGTACTGTACAGTATGCCTATCAGTTATTTAATGTCAGAGGATCAAATACTATTATGTCTCCTTGTAGTGGATTAGTACATCTAACAGATAGTAATACCTCTAGTAGTTTGAATGAATATCACGGTTTAGATAAAGAAGTATCTACTGGCAAATCAGTTAAGATGTCTATTGATCTAGTAGATAAAACTACTGGTATAAACTATAATAGCTTCTATAATAACTGTAGAATATTTAGAATATTCTATAATGATAATACTGAACTACCTACAGTAGATGTTATAGCTGAGATCGAATCATCTGGTAGTTCAACTAGTATTGAATATGAGGATTTAGGTGGAGCGCCTATTAATACTATTACTTTAGAAGAATTGAATTCTTTAACAAATAATTCGTTTGTAGCTTCTACTATTGAAAAGAAGGATAATAGATTATTTGCTGCTGGTATTAAAGAAAATACTTGGAGAACTGACTATGATGCTAGAGCTTATAGATGTACTAAAGAAGGTAGATTAATACTCAAATCAGCTAGTGGTCAGAATGATATTGATGTAATGTTACCAGAGTATGGTTCTGCAGCATGGAAGAATATATTATCAGATATAGATCCTGAACACGATTGTATCAATCCATATAACTCTGTGAAGGGATAGCCAACTGCTAACGATAATCTACAATATAGTAATAAGGTTGAAAGAGGTGCTAGAATATTAGGAGGTAGTGGTATAAATGTAAGCTATAGATTTGTTTATACTGAGCTTACTATGGATACCATGTAGTCTATGAATACATCTGCAACAGAAGGTCATGACCATGCTAAGATTCAAGTACTCCCTCAGACTACATCTTCTATGACATTCTATTTATTAGATGGACTGAAGGATACATCAATAAATCGTAGTATTCCAGAGTATTCTAGATAGATGAATTATGCGGATCCATATATTGATGCTAATTTCAGAGGATATTAGAGAGATGAAATATATAGATTTGGTATTGTATTCTATAACAATAAGAGTATTCCATCTAATGTTAGTTGGATTGGAGATATTAGAATGCCTAACGCTCATGAGTACCCAACCTTCTTTGCAGGAGAAAATCTTATTGGTAAAGCATTAGGATTACAATTTGAAGTATCTAATGTACCAGAAGGAGCTGTAGCGTATGAAATAGTAAGATGTAGACGTACAGTTGATGATAGAACTGTATTAATGCAAGGAGTTATATCAGAGATAACTAACTATCCATATAAGTATATAAACAAAGGTGATGAGCCAGATAATAGTTATAGACCTAGGATACCACTTGGATATACAGATCAGGATATACCAGTTAAGTATACTAAAGCTGGTAGAATGACAAAAATATATGCTGAGCAATCTTCTACATTCTTTAATGATAGAGTAACAAAGTATTATGTCACATTCATAAGTCCTGAATTGGATATAACTGGTGAAAGTTTGGTTGGCAAACTTAAGAATGCTCATGCTGAATTATTATATTACTTACACCCAATAGCAAGTAAAGGATATTGGTACAGAGCAGCTAATGGAGCAAATATATATTCAAATAAATATTTTATAACTCCTAATAATACAAACTGGGGATTCTCATCAGATAGAGTAACAGAATCAAAACTCATAGGTTGTTATAATAGTGATGTGAATGGTTTTGTAATAGCATCTGAAGAATTTGCTACAGAACAAACAGTACACTCTATATCTAACTTGATAGGTAAAAGATACATACTACATAATACTGCAATATCTGAAAGTAGATTAACTGTTGATATTAATAATAACTCAATATTTCCACCAATTATGGCAGGAGGAAATATCATGGCAGAGAAGATGCAGTACTATAGAACTATTGGTGATATCAACTATTTGAACTTAGGTCATATCCACAATAGTGATGGAGATAACAACGGAGCACGCAGAGCAGGTCCGTTTGGTTATTGTGCAGTATTAAATGGAGATTTTACCAAGATACCTAAGTTTCATAGGGTAGATGGTGTAATACAAGCTAATTACAATATAACAAGTGTAATAGGTTCTTAGGATATATTCTTGAATAAGGCATGGTTTGAATTACCAGTAGTAAATATAAAACTTAGTAACATACCATATGGTGGTAATAGTTACATAGCTAGAACTAACTCTACATATATCAGTACTAATTCATTTACTACAATAGGACCTAGTGGTGGTCAATCTTTAGTATATGGTGGCGATACTTTTATTGGTGTTCATGATCATAGGACTGCCAACGCATTCCCAGATCCGGGTAATGGAGATTATAGAGCATCGTTGATAAGTTGCACAGACTATATACCAGTAGAAAGTAGTATTAATCTTGCACTACAATATGGTGAAACTACTAGTCGCAGCTGTGAAGGTATGGATGATTATACTAATCCATATTTAGGTACTACTATAGATGGAGGTACACTGGGTAATTATAATAAGCAAACCAAACCATATTATGCATATAATGATGCATATTCTGTTCAAGGAGATGCAAAGAAATATGTTACTGAATCTGCTTACGCAATAACTAATGCTAATAATATAAATAGAATAGTATATTCACAAGCCAAGATTAACAATGAAGTAACAGATAGTTGGTTACGGTTTAAGTTTGCAGATTATCTAGATGTAGACAATCAGTATGGTAAAATAACAAATCTTAAATCATTTAATGATAAATTATTCTTTTGGCAAGATAGTGCATTTGGAATAGCATCTGTAAATGATAGATCTCTTATTACTGATAACAATATTAGTGAACTTACTCTAGGTACTGGTGGTATATTAACTAGATATGACTATATTACTACAGGAAATGGTTCATCTGTTATAAATGATAACAGTATAACTAACTCTGATTTTGCATTATATTGGCACGATAGAGATAAAAATGAATTATGTCAATTCTCTGATACCATACATAAGTTATCTAAAGAGAAAGGAGTACAGACTTATTTGAACGCTAATCCAAACTTTGTAGTACATGATTCATTCTACGATAATGAATTCAATGAGGTAAGGTTTTGTTTCAATAATAGAACATTAGTATACAATGAATATACATAGAGTTTTACTTCATTCTATACTGAAAATCCTACTAATCATTTGAAGTTTTCTGACAAATTGTTATACATCAAAGACAATAATGTGATGCAAACTGAAAATCGTGCGTTAAATGTAATGGAGTGTAAGATACAGTATATTATTAATAAAGATATACTATATACTAAGACATTTGACAATGTATTCTTTAGTGGTTAGTTTAGAGACATAAAGAGAATGCTTACTGATGCTACATTTAGAACTACAGATCAAGTAGGTACTATTACTTAGGATTATGTAGATGGAGGTTATGCTATAGATCATAGAGAAAATACATATAGATTTGCTATAGGTAGAGAATAGAATAGCGATGATACGTTATCATATCCGGGCAGATTAAGAGGTAAGTACTTAATATGTGATCTTACTTTGAATTGTGGAGAACAACACAACTTTACTCTCCCTAATATTAATACAACATATAGATACTCATTAGTATAATGAAAAAAAAGAATAAGATAAATAAATACCAAATGGGCGGGTATAATTTTAATAGTGATTATATAAAGTCAAGATACTAGAATATAACTAGCAATCCTTTGCAACCTATTAGTCCTGCAATGTCTGCTCAAGTTCCATAGAAATTATCTGGAGATCCTATACAGATACAACCATATAATCCTAGTACAAGTCCTAATATAATGGGAGTAGCAGGTGGAATGATAGGTGGAGCAGGTGATATGTTAACTCTAGTAGGAGGTAATTCTAATGCGTCTACTGGTGGAGAAGCTGCTAAAGAATCTGTATAGAGTGTATTTAAGGGAGCAGCTACTGGAGCTAAAATGGGAGAAGCGTTAGGACCTGTTGGAGCCGTTGTTGGTGGAATAGGCGGAGCTGTAGTTGGTTCCATAGGTAAAAGTGGTAAAGTACAAGTGAATGGATTCTATAGATCGGAAGAGCACACGTCTGAACTCCAGTCACTAATG